CCTGCCTTATCTATTGATATCTCTTATCAGGAAATATCCAAATATTGGGATGAAAAACCACTAAAAGTGGATGCAAAACTTTTCAAATTGGCACAAGAAATTGTGTATATGCGTTACGCGCCAATTATGCGCGGTACCGGTCAATTAACTTTGGATGAAGTAATCAATGATTTGGACCCTCAATCATCACCTGGTTTTTATTATAACCAAAAATTTCATGACACAAGTGAATTACGTGATGATATGAATTTTCGAAAGGATTTAATAAAATATGATGACGCAATACAAAGAGGGAAACCATTACCGGAGATTTATGTAAGTTCGTTGAAACGTCAAGAGTTACGAAAAGTCGGGAAAAATCCTCGAACTTTTATGGGTTCTGGAAAGCGAATGCTCGTTTGGAAGCACGTGTTGTACAAAAGCCAAAACGATCGAATTGTATTAAATTATGATGACATTTGGATTAAGGTCGGAATGTCTCAATATTATTTAGGCTTTGATGACATGTTTCGGAAAATTGAGCGGACTGCTGGACGGAATTCCATATTTTTCGACTCAGATGTATCGGGATGGGATCGATCGGTGCCTCCAATGCTGCTTCGTGCAGTTTATCGGATGCGCCATCGTTTCTGGCCTGATAATATGCGGACTTTAAAGAATAAAAGACGTGCAGCTGTTTTAGTGGATCAAACCATAAACAGTTTTATCCTTCTCGAGAATGGGGAGGTTGTACAGAAGAAACGGGGAGAACCCTCTGGAGACGGAGGTACTATCACCGATAATTCTTGGATGCACGAATTCGTGGTTATATATGGGGAATTAACAATGATTCCCAGCTTGATTCTAAATGCAATGGGACTTGAACAAATTTTCCGTTTGTGTTATGGATCAAGTGAATTCGCCTTTATGGGTGATGATAACTTGGGGGGTGTTAATTTGGATAAATTCCCCTGGTTTTCCACGAAGAAATTGGAAGAGGCGTATGCGGCATTTGGATTCACGTTAAAACAAATACATGTTGGTAAGGACCTTATAGAGCGAGAGTTCTTGAGTCGAACCTTCATTCGTAAGAATGGATTCGTGTTACCGATGCCTAATCGCCAGAAAATACTTTGTTCAATGATGTATGGAAATAAGGGTTTGCACCCAAAAGAGATGTTTCAGCGTGCTATAGCTCTCACTCGAGAGTGTTGGCCTGATGCACCCCTGTACAAAATCATGATCAAGTATTTGTTGTATTACCAACATCACTTTGAATTGGATTTAAAGAGTGATGATAATGATAAATACCCGCCGTGGTTTGCATTGCAAGCGCAATTGGACACGGTTTTAAATGAAGAGAAATTGAAGAGATTATATTGCTCGAAAGAAGGACAACAATTCGGTTGTACATTAAAAGAAAATGCCGAATAAAGTGTGTGTTCGTCATCACAGTGACGCAAAAACATTTCAAACGAGCGTGTAATAATCAAGATCGGAAGGAGTATCAGCTTAAATCATCGAAATGCCTGCAAAAGGAAAACCGAAAGCGAAAAAGATCTATGGCGGAATCAAACGTCAAGAGAAAAAGATCGCGAAACG